TCTTGTGGGCCTCAAGGGCGCCGAGACCGCGGACATATGGCCTGTCGCCGAACTGCTCTGGATAGCTCTCGATCGTCGGTCGCGGATCGCTCAAGAGGATGTTGTCGCCCAACATCCAGAAATGCCAATCCTCGCCGTCCTTGCGGTAGAAGACTTCATACAGCCAGACGGTTTCGTTGTCCTTACCTTGAAACGCGCTGTCATAGGGATCGATGCCATCGCCACGGGCACGCCTGACAGATGCAGCATTGTCCTGCTTCTGCGCCTTGGCCTGGCGAAGCTTGGCAAGATCGATGTCGTCCCGCCACTTCCCACCACCCATGACGTTGCGGGTCGCCTGCTGCGCAACAATGTACTCGACATCGTCAATGCGCGCCGGCATGGCAGCGATAAAGAACCCGCCCTCTTGGATCGGATCGCGCCAGTCGCCTGTCCTGTCGATCAGAGCATGTTCCGGCGGGATGAGCGTGATCATCGGCCGATCGCGAACGATGTCGACCGTATCCTGAATGCCTTGTTCAACACTTGTCGTCATCACCGGCTGGCCAGTGGCCATGTCGATGATCGGCATTCCGGTTTCGTCAAGCGCCATGGTCTGTGTCTGGATATCGACATAGGTGGAGACGACGCGCTCTTCGTACTCCCAATATTGCTTTGAAACGCAAATGCCCGTGAGTTGAGTATCCTGTCTTGCGCCGATGGCGGTGAGGAACCAATTCGGGCCGGCCCATTTGTTGGATCGGTCGAGGCGATAGTTCAGGTCCTCGTGCAGGAACCTCGCCATGGACATCTGCAGTTTGTCGCTGGCGCGCTCTGGCGTGATGGACACCACATCCTCTGTCGAGAACATGGAAGCCGCTGCGGTGGCGTCGTTCTTGCGCACAGCCGCCCTGGTCTTGGGCTTGAACAGTTTCGAGCGCGAGCGGTAGCGATAGGTATCATATTTCGAGCCGTTGAAATGCCGGTTTGCAAATGCCCGATAGTTCCGCGACCATGCCGCCTGCAGTTTTGTAGTCTGGTGGTCCTCGGCCGACTTCTTCGCATTCTTGAACAGGTCGATCCACTGCTTGTCATCGGCGGGAGTGCTGTCGCTCTGGCGCGTGAAATCCTCGCCGGGGACGCGGTTATTTGAGGGGTTCAAGATGACCTCGTCCGTTGCCGATGGGGAAACGCTCCAGCGCGGCGCGCCAGTGGTCGGTAGTGAAGCCGGAGCGGGGGATGTTGTAGCGCTCCAGAAGCTCTCCAGCGCCTTTGAGGATGGTTCTCCTGCCGCCGGGATCGGTCAGGACATCGCGGAACTTCACCACGTACCAGCGGTCAGGCGGCATGATACCTCTGATCTGCAACTGGATCACGGCGTTGTATTTGTCGCCGCGGACTTCGACAAACCACGGATAACCGGGGTAATGGCGGTGCAACATCTCGCCCGCCCACTTCGCCGTCTCGACTTCCATTCGGCCGTATTCGTTGCCGCCATCATCGCCGCACTCGTAGTTCAGTTTGAACATGGTCCGCCTAATTCCCGGTCACATACCGGCCATAGAGATCAACGACATAGTTGCCGTCGTCATCCGTGACCCATTGCGTGTATGGATTGTCGAAGAACTCATCGTAGAGTTCGGTGGTCTGATAGGTGACGATCTCGCCGTTGTAGAAAACGGGGACACCCAGATATTCGACACCGTATAGAAAGGGCTTGTAGTTCTCGTAGATGTTATGCCCGAGGAATTCGCGGCCATTCGAGAAACGATATTCAGCCCGATTGGTGTTGCGGCTGGTCGTGTAATAATCCGGGTCCGCCTCCAGCAAGAGCGAGAGGTAGGATCGTTCGACAAGACGGGCCATTCAAGCTTTCCGCGCAGTCAAATTGTGGATGAACCATGTCTTCGCGAGATCGAGGACTGCGATGTTGCCATAGTCGCCGAGGTGATCGCCCCATCCGTAAATGCGCGGCCAATCGCTTTCTTCTGGGATGATGAACAGGGCAGACTCCGCAATGATCTCGCCACGCTCGATCCTGTCGGCCATGTCACGAAGCTGACCCGGTATATCATTCAAAGCCGCTACCGGGCCTAGATGAATAACGTTGTCGGCGCTCATGCGTGCGAAGCCTTGGCTGCATCAAGAGCATCTCTTGCCGTCATGCCCTCAGTCACAACGACACGGGCGCACATGGGGCAGATTTCGCCATCAGGACAAGTTGCCCAATCGCCGCGGCAAATAATGACTTTGTCGCCGATGTCTGATTTGTCGAGCGCGGCTTGAACCGCGTCCTCGCGATCTTCATGGAGATCGACATCGACATTCTCGCGCGTCATGCCGGAACCACCGCAGATGCCGGGAACCAATGGTCCTGAATGCGAACCAACTCCTGGCCGTCGCGGGTTGATCGCCCGTCGATCTTGCCCTTGGTCCCAGATATGGGCTCCAGGTAGTCGAGAGCCGTCGGCTCATCTGTCGGCGGTTTGTCGTGTAACGTTTGGCGCAGCAGATAGCCCTCAAGCGCCCATATCTTTTCCCGAGCGTTCTTGAAGGCGATCTGCCGGCCGATGCGCTCGTCAAAGTTCTCCGGCGATGCTGCGGCGCTTTCGCCCGTTACGACATAGCCGTTCTGGAGAGTGATTGCGCACACGGTGCATGTCGTGTTCGGCACGATCCAATAGTCAGACCGTGCCACCTTGCCGTCGATTTGATCTGGCGTCAGGCGCGGGGCACTCAGTCCCTTGGCCTGGATTTCCTGCTCAAGCTTCCGTTCGTCATTCATGATCGTGTTCCTTCGCCTCAGTTCACTTTCGTCTCGGTTTTGCTGGATACACCTTCGCAACCGCCCAAGGTGCTCAGTCATCTTCTGGGAGCGCGTCTTCATCTGCGCCTCTTTCGCCTCACGCATCTTCCGGAATTTTCTCTTCCGGCAAAACTTCAATCACAGCCGCCGCCATCGGCTCCATGTCGTAAATTCTGCTCACGGCATCGACCAAATCGTCATGCTGCGCGAACGGGAAGAACATCATTTCATCGATAAGCTCGCGGGTGAGATCGTATATCTCGCCAGCTTCGTTCTTCCGTTTGATAGGAGCGGCGGCAAGATACCCCTGCCCTCGTTCCTTCATGCGTCTGACGATCGCTGTTTCGCCCCGTAGTGGCTCGTAGCGCATGATCTGCTGATCTTCATCCACTGACCATTGGCAGTCGCCTTGCCCCTGTACATGGACAAATGCGGGAAAATAGAACGTTCCGAACTGGACGTCAGGCTGCAGCCGTTCGACGCGATGCTCTTTCGAAGCTCCGCCTTCGCGGGGCCAAGCCAACTCTTCGATGTTGAAGAAATAGTTGTCGTTGCGCATCCGCTCGGTGAAATACTCGTCATCGGATTGCTGACCGAAGCGCTCGTATCCCACTTTCAGAATGCCAACACCGGGCATCCCGGCCCACTTCTTATGCAAGTGCTTCAGGTTATCCCACCGCTGGGAGAGCGTCATCCTGTGACAGAAGCCGTCGACCAGATATTTCTTGCCCTTGGTATCGATGGCAATGACCGGCATTGCCGTCCGGTCTGATGTCGCTGTCCTGCCCCGCGATGGATCGGCCATGATATAGACGTTGACCGCAGCTGGGCGGACTTCCCAGCGCTTGAACCATGTCGGATCGAATGTCCGTTCCTTGCCAGACAGCGGGTTCTGGAGCATCTGTGCGGCGAGGGTGGATGTCTGGGCCTTCTTCTTCTTCTCCCACACCTCAGGATCAAGGAAGACGGGCTTACCATCAATCCTGCCGTTGTCTGTGGCCGGGTATTTCCGAACCGTCACGACGCCTTTATTGATGATCTCAGAGTAGGAGTCCGCGAAAGAATATCTTGTACCAATGTGCCACTTGCGGGCATCGTCGGCGCCGAGATTGTCCGAGAGTTCCCAAGACTCCGTCGTCTTCTTGATTTGGTCCGCGTTCGCCACGTTGTCCTTGGTCACGACATCGTCATAGACAATGAGGCGGAAGTGCTTGCCAGTGGGCTGGCCATCGACAAGGCCCCATCCTTCCAAGGTTGCCTCTTTCGAATTGCCCCGCCGACGAACCGTAAAAGCGTTCTCAGTCCAGACCGGAGCTTCGCTTGCAGGCTTGAGCCAGCACACATCCGGGTAAAGACGCCGCAGTTTGCTGTTCGCCTCGAACTCTCGCCTGATCCATTTCACAAACTCCTTGGCAATCTTTTGCGTGTGCGAGAAGATGCCAATGGTTATGTCAGGATCGCTCAGGATTTCCTGAATACAGCCAGAGAACGTGATCAACGAGCTTTTACGGTGGTCACGCGACCATAGGTCAAGGAACCCATCCGGCTCCAACTCCACCTCCCGGCACCTGTCATAGAGCCACGGATGAAACCCGTCATGCCGGCCCAGGATCGCGGTAAAGAGGAAGTACCTATCCACACACCCGAGATAAGCCAGATCCGCTTCAGTGGCCGTCTCTGCGACCATAGCGTAGAAATCACAGGCGCTGTCGTAGTCGAGCGAGTGCAGTTCGTCGGATTCGACAAACGCCACCAGTTCAGGGTTTGCAGCGGCCCTGTAGCGATCTCCTTTGTAACGGGACAACATGCATTATGCCGCGATCCACTGAAATTTGTCGCCGGCTTCCACATAGACATCATAGTCGGTGTCAGACGGCACAAGGAACCGCGTTCCCGAGGTAGCGTCTGGCGTTGTCCCGACAGATACCCATGAATCCGCCGACGCCCGAAAGCGCATCATCGGCTGGCCGGTTCGACAAGCTGCCCCGTTGCTACTGCCGGCTGGTGCTATATTGGTGCTGGTAACACCCGTGCTTGGGGCTTCAGACCATACCGGCTTGCAGATCACTGGCATGGTAGTGGACAGAGACGGCGATTTGGAAAAGCCATCGCCGCCGACAAAGCCGCAGATGGCATGGACACCTGAAAAGGCCATGGTTCAAATTCTCCAGTTGTGTGGGTGCAGGATGTTCGAGCGTCAGGCCACAGCGCGATGACGACCAGCGATGTAATCAATGGCTGAGCCCGCTGAGATAATCGGCAGGTAGATCGCCGTCTCTTCATCTGCGCTAGGTGCACAGACCTTCAAGCCAGAGCGTCGGTAGGCGTCGATCAGTTCTGCCATCCGATCATTAAGAGGACCGGCGAGGCAAATGCTGCCGTCTTGGTGAGGGACGCCAACCCAAATGTCGGCTTTCGTTGGATCGATCTTGGGGCGGCACGCTTCGCGGTTCTTCTGGACGACTGCAGAGATAATTTCGTTTCGGTCCTGCATTGCCTTACCTCAAGCCCAATGGCCAGAGATATTCGGAGATGACGCGAACGCCGCCATGCTCTTCATCTTCTCTCGGCTCGACCTTGTAGAGTTCCCAAAGATCAATGAAGTCGGTTTTGACTTTGCCGTCTTCGATGGTGGAGGTGGTAGTGAATTGGCCATCACGGCACAGTCGCTCGTATGCCCGTTCAGCGTCGAAGTTTTCGGCGACCATGCGCCGGATAATAGCCTCAGCGTCCATCGCCTCATACTCCCCGAGGGACGAGACGGTCAGTCCCGGGACCAGAAATCGGACCGCCCAAACTACCCATCCCCAGCGCTCGCCGCGCGGCATCCAATCTGGCGATCATTGCGGCCTCGTTGTCAGGAACAGCACCGATCAGCCCAGGCAGCGCCGCCAGCATGTCGGCCGCGGTGGTGAAGGCATGTTCCGGGTACATCATGCCACGGTCGCTGCCATCCTCGCCAATGATCCATCCGCCGTTTCGCGTGCGCCGAGCGGTGAAGCGCTCAAGCGGCTTCGATGTTTGATCAGCCATCGACGCCTCCCAACTGTAATCTTGAAATGGCGCCATCAATCTCCGCCAAATCTCTCTTGCACAAAGAGAGCCAGTCTCCGCAGCGAAGCGCAGCCGTGTACCGGCCGCCAAATGCAACGCCCATCTTGATGGAACGCTCGCAGACCGCCTTTTGCCGTTTCAGCACTTGGACTGCGAAATCTTTGTCGCGCGCCTCAGCCATCGACGCCTCCCGCCTCAAGAGCAGCCAACGCGGCGTCGATCTCAGATAGTTCGCGCCGCCATCCAGCAACGTTCTCTATGGCTTCGCCAGCCCGGCTATGGGCCGAAAGCACCGCAGCCTCAGCCATATCGAGACTGCGGCTGCATTCTTCCCTGCGGCGTTTCAGAATGCGGATCGCTGCATTCTCTTTGACCTCCTCAGCCATTGGACTTCTCCTCCGGCTTCGCCTTGCCGTTCAGGACGAAGGAAGCAAGTTTGTCAGCGGCGGTAACTGCATCCTCAGCCGCATGAGCAGCAAAAAGGTTCGCGCCTTCACACACAAGCGACATGCATGCCATGCGGACATCCTGCGCCGATGCTGTCGCTTGCTGGGCACGATCAGTGAGCCGTTTCTCAATCTCGGCACATCTGTGCTCGATCAGTTTTTGCATCCTGTCCACGGAATTATCAACTCCGCCATCCCAATGTTCGTAGTTTGCCATATTTGCCTCTTTCTGCCTTTCGGCTTCGCCTCATTGATATTTCTATCCATTCTACTTGTATGAAATACAGCCAGCTTGTATATTCCAGCTTGTCAAAACCATACAAGGATTCGATATGTCGCCTGATGCTTTCCTGCGATGGCTCGCAGAGATGAAATCCGCCGGCCTCGCCAAGTCCGATGCAGACTGCGCCCGCTTTCTCGGTGTCTCTGCCAATGCCATTGTCGATATGAAAAAGCGCGGAACTGATCGCCGCACAGACCTTGCGTGCCGCGCCCTGCTCCATAGAATGGAACCTTACAAATGACGGAATATGTGTATTTTCTTACCCGCACGGGACGCGATGATGAGCCAATCAAAATCGGCTGGACATACGATATTGCTGCGAGAATATCGCAGTTGGAGAAGCCTCTACCGTTCAGCCTTGAATGTGTTGAATACATTGTGGTTGTTGATGGCGGCGCGTGGATAATCGAATCTGCTCTGCACCGTCATTTCAAATCAAAGCGGATCAAGGGCGAATGGTTTGATATTCGTAAGGAAGAAATTTTTCCTGCGGCAGAAATAGTAGGCGCAGAACTTGGTTTCGGAGAGATCGAAGCGATTGATCACAAAGGGGTTTTGCCACCACCAGGCCGAGAAAAAGGAACAGCATCCCCGCCTCCAATGACAAAGCCCTGAAACTCAGCCCGTCCGCCGCCTCAGCTTCTTCAGCTCCTCAGCAAAATTCTTGACGACGGAATCCCTGAGTTCCTCGCGCTTTTCGCCTTCGTTCTCATCCGGCTTGCGGTCTGGAGCCTGGATTGCCTGGCCCTTGACGTGTTCGTGGGTGAGCGTCGGCGAGTCCTCGTAGCCGAAGCAGCGGGCCACGAACTTCATGCCGTCCATCGCAGCCTTATAGTCGCCAGCCTCTGCCGCCCGCTTGATCAAATCCTCCATCCGCTGGAAGATATCTTTCGCCTCGAAAGAGACGGAAGCTATTGCTTTTTCAGCACCTTTTGCCTGTAATTCAGACACTCTGGCCTGAACATTAGCATTGGTTAGCAGCCGTGAAGCATTGACTTTGGCGCTCGCCAGTTTCGCCTTGTAGCCAGCGGCAGTGTAGGCGTCGGTCTGGTTCAGCCCTCTCGCAAGCTGCTGGGCGAATGCCTCGTGCTTTGGGTCTTTGAGGGCTGGCATGATCAGGACTTGCTCTTGCGAGCCTCCGAAAGCGCGATGGCGACGGCCTGCTTCTGCGGCTTGCCGGCCGCGACTTCCGTCTTGATATTGGATGAAATGGTTTTCTGGTCACCGCCTTTTTTGAGGGGCATGGACGGAACTCCTTGGTTTAGTAGCTGACGCGCGGGTGGCTTCGCAAAGCGGGTTGCCCATCGTCTTTTCCGCGGCGTAGGGTGGTTTAACATACTGGATTCATTGGGGTTTGACTAGAGCGACAGGGCGGCTTTCCTATATCCTGTCGTTTGTTTCCCCGCCGCGATTTCTCGCACTCTATTTGCCAATATACATTACTCAAAGTGTTGAGGCCAGCCTTCCGCCGAAAGCTGGCCTCTGCGCCATTACTGGCGATCAACCCTGTTGTCTTGGGAGGAGGAGAGACGACAGGGGGTTGTTGTTCAGCACCCTGGCCGCGGCTTCATCGGCTTCGGTTTGGTTTTCTTTGCCATGTCGATCTCCTTTCAATCTGTCTCTTGAGGTCTTGGTTTAGGCCGTCCATAAAACCAGGGTCCGAACCATCCCGCCATATTCACGACGCCAGCACTCTCGCCACATCGGCATAGCGGCACCGAAGCAGGGCGCCAATGTGAGTGATAGATAGCCCCTTGGCGGCGAGGCGACGTACCTCAGCCACTGGACATTCGGGAACCGGCGTCTTCATCTTCGCCGGATCAACATACGAGCCGCGAATGACACCATAGCTCTTTGCCAGCATGACCGGAGCAGATTTGCTCACCTCGTATCGCGCGGCAATCTCGCTCAGCGGGACACCCTTTGCGTAATCGCGGAGCATGCCATCTCTTTCCCAATCCCTGAGTTTTGGCATCAGCACGGCACCGCAATGGTCATCGGGGCTATCAGCACTGCACCACTAGCGAGGCGTACAGTGACGATCGCAGTGCGAAGCCTCACGCATCGCGGCTTTGGCTGTTGCGCTTCCTTGGCCGTCTCTGGCCTTACAGATGGCATTTCCGTGTCGGGGTGTACCGCGGCATGAGCGAAAGAAGCGAAAAGAATAAGTAGGCCTGCGATGGCAACGCCGAGCGGAATGCATAGCAGAGCTTGCCCAATGCTGAACTCATCTTCGTTGCCGCTATCTGGGTTGCCTTTCATTTCACATCCATCCCCATTGTCCTGTAGGCATGATCTCTTGCAGCCATAGCGAGCGCGAACCGCTCACGCTCCGTGGCAACGGTCATGGCCAACGACAGCAGCCAGAATGACAGGCCGCTGCGCAGGTTATAGACCAGTCTGGCCCAGGCGCGGCGGGTGTGGGAGAATGCGGTGGCGGTCATGTTGCCTTCACTACCATTCCGACAATATTGCCGTGCTGATCGCGGACCTGATCACCAACGACCGTCACGAGGATCGGCTGCGGCATCCCATCGATCATATGCCGCACCATCGCCTCTGCCTGTGTGGCGTCGAAGAGATTCGTGCCGGATGGCTCATGCTTCATGGGATGCACGGTGTGTTCGTTGAACGTCCGCTTGAAGCTGATACCGCCATCGGGGTTGAAGTTCTCCGGCAACCTCCAAGTCAGGAAGCGGTTGACCATGTGTTTGATCTGGTCTTCGGTCATCTGTCACCTGTTGGATATGAAAAACCCGTCGCGGTGGCGACGGGCTGTGATAGTCGAATTAGCCGGGCGGCTGAGGGCGCCCGTGATTGCGGTGATACCCTAAGACTTTCTCTGCCGCTTTGCGCGCTGCTACGGCTTCTGCAGCGGTATCATATTGGCCTAAATGGCGCCCTCCACCGGGCATTGGGATTTGAGCAACCCATCGGCCGCGCCTAAAAGTAACCCCATTGACGCCACTTTGATTGTTCTTTTGGGTGGATTTGTTTCGATTATTGCCAGTTTTCGTTACGGAGCGTAAATTCAATAGGCGATTGTCAGTTTTGATGCCGTTTATATGGTCGATGAACTCTGGGTCATCTCCAGTCGCCATCTTCCAAATGATGCGATGGAGTAAAAACGTACCATCCCCAATCTTCACTACTTGATACCCGCCAGACCCCCTCATCCCGGCCGACTCTCCGGTCGCCTTCAATGTTAGGAGACCAGTAATCTCATCGTAGAAATAGAGATTATTTAGAAATGATTGTTGTGGTAATTCCTTGTTAGCCACTTGAACCTCCATTGTTCAGGCTTGGTTAGGGCCGAGGAGGTGTTAGCAGCACCAAATCGGCCCGCTTAAGATACCACAAATTCCATTTATTTTCAAACATTTATGTCTGTTCAGTGAAGGCCGGTCGCTACTCCGGCTCTAGATCGTCGTTGCTTGCCTTTCATACGGGGCAAGTCACCCATCTTCATGTGCTTTGCGATCCACGCAATTCGCACCTCCGCTGCGTGTCCGCTTTCCACGCCGCTTCACTGATATGCTTGCGGGCGCCAGTAACCGGGCCTTTCGGCGATCTTGCGATCTGCCCGCGAAACTGGGGCCAACGAGAGGATTCGAACCCCTGACATTCTGATTACAAATCAGACGCTCTTCCAACTGAGCTACGAAGGCTGGTTGCGGAGGACGGAATTGAACCGCCGATCTTCCGGTTATGAGCCGGAGGCCTTAACCACTTGGCTACCCCGCGTTATTCTGGCTGAAACGGCTGGGCTCGAACCAGCGACAAGGTGATTAACAGTCACCTGCTCTACCTGCTGAGCTACGCTTCAAAATTCCTATGCCGCCTCTTGCTTGCGTTTCCGTTCGCGTTGCCGGCGGAGTTCGTTCTGACGTTCGGCCCACTGATAGTTCTTCAGGCCGGTGTCGAAGTCGCAGATGAGAGGGCGGTTGTTATCGGCCATCCATGCTGTGACGCCTTGTGCAATCTTAGCCTCAATATGCATGATTTCGGTGGGTTGATGCAACAGAGTTGATACGTCGATTTCGTGCTTAAAAGCCGTCTTTACGCAGGATTGTGCCAAAACGATGCTGCGGATTGCATTATTCTTGCGTCGGCGCCCTGTTTCAGGGTGGATATCTTCATCCTCGAAGCACCAATGATTGAATGGCCTCCCGCCTGATTTAGCGATCGCCCAATGCCAGAGACAGCGGCGCTCGCTGGTATCCTCGACATGAACGATTAGCTCGTTGCAGCGCTCCCATTCCGTAACATCATGCGGCGTTACCCTGCCGCCTGCCCAAAACCGATCCGCCTCCTCGTCCAGCCTCCCTCGATCTCCGATCTCCAGTTGATCCTTGACGGCTCTCTTGATGGCAATCCGCTCCCTAATCGTCTTGCCTGGTATTGGTTCCCCGTTGATGTAGTCGGCGGGAATCCAGCCTGCCTTTTCCACGTCAAGGTGGAAGTAGGGCAATGCTTGCGCCCTTAGTGGGGTTGGCCGTGCCGTATCTGGTAGCTTGCGATCAGTGCCGGCGGCGGCGATGAATAGTGCTTGGATGTCTTCGAATGTCATGCTGTAGACCTCTCAAGGCGCCGTTGAAGTTCCTCGTTTAAGGCGATGACATGGCCTTTAGCTTCGCCCTTCCATCCGAGTTCTGGAGAAACTCTGTATACCTTATTGATCCCCTTCCTCTCCCCTTCGATCAATATCCCTATCTTGACCAGCCGCTTGATCGCTCGGCTGACATTGCTTTGATGCATGTTGGTTTCATTCGCGACTTGCGCTTGGTTGACGGCCTTGAACTCATTCCCGAAACCGCAGGAGCCAATGATGGAGAACATCACTGCATACCCCTCACCGCCTATTTCCTTTCGACGCTGCGCTAAGATTTTCATCGCTTCTTGGCTCATGGCCATCCATCCTTTTCCAAACCCATTTTTGCGCTTGGGTGTAATATAGGCAAGAACTCCACTGTCCAGCACTTCACCAGTCTTGGCGTCAATGTGGCTTATCCTTCTGCGAGGCATGTGTGCTTCCTTTTGCAAATATTGCATAAAGATAGCAAATTCCATGTAAATATACCATGATTTGCTCCCGTAAACATTTGAATCCACAAGTCATTTTTATGCCCCTATCTCTATATCTATTAAGGAGGGGCTGCCGCCCCAAACCCCGCCGAAGGACGTTGTCCTTCGAACCGCGCGTTAGCTTGTGGCAGCGCTGAAGTCCCATTCCTTTGTCTCTAGTTTTTTCTTTTTGCTTTTGAAGGAAGGCAGTCATGCGCTCAGCCTTCTGTCGTCCAGCAAATCCCCCTGTCTTGCGCCAAAGATGCGAATTGCTCTCTCCCAAATCTGGCCGAACATGACATGCCTTCTCGGGTTAATGTTATCGACTGGCCGAGCCCATTCCTGCATCCATCCAATTGGTAAGCCATCTACGAAGCGAAACCATCGCTCTGGGTCATTGGCTAGGATATCCGGGAAGTTCTTCTCCATGGCCTTTATTGTGTCACTGAGCGCCCATGCAGTCGGAGCGTCCAACACCGTTTTGCGAATGTTCGATTCCTTCCACGTCAAGATCAGAAACCGCGCGTGATCGTAGCCACGATGATTGACGATCCTTTGCAGGCTGCGAAGAGCTTTGGTATTTCCGGGCGCACTATGCCCGCTCGCCGGGATCACCTCGACGCCGAACTCAGTCAGGATAGCCATGGCCTCGGCGGTGTCGATCATGCCTGCCCCGCCTTCGATGCATCATACTTCGCCCGCTGTATTGCCCTGTTGCGGATAGGGTTTATTATGGCTGTAATGTCCGCTAGGCGGCGTTTGGCTTCGTGGCTATCCTTCTCCAGCTTTCGCACCTCATCGCGCTCAGAGGGCGTAAGGAAGTCATGCCATGGCCATTTCGGTTCGCGGGTTTTGTATGTCATGTTCCGTGCGCGTCCTTTGCTTTCAGGATGGCGACGGTTAGTGCGATGGCAGGCTTTACCGCGTGAGCGCATTTAACGTGCAGGCGGGGCTCTCTGGGCTTTTGTGTAGACACCAGATCGCACATCCATTCCCCACGATCCCGCAAAACGGTTGCCTTCCATTCGCATAGGTTTTCAACATGCCAACCGGGGAGAATATCGCGGAGTAGATCAAGGGATGCATCTACAGAAGCAGTCCAACACGGCGGGTTCGCCCACCTGTCGTCCATCTCGCCTTCACGCATCTCATGTTTCGAGAGCGAGGAATCCCCATAGAACTTATCATCTCCAGGCTTTATCCAGCAGCCGCCGACTTGGTCCCATTCATTGAAATCTTCCACGGTGTCAGGGCCACCTACCGGATCGCCATCCCAGATGAAGCCGTTGAACCGCCAGCCGAGCGCCCAAGCAATGCGCCCGTCCAAGCCGCGATCCGGCCCGGTGGCATGCTCCAGTCTTTCGATGAGGTCTGCGATAGTCATGTTCCCTGCCCTTTCGCGTTCATGTCGTGCAGTTGAAGCAGTCGCTTTTGTATTGTCCTGAGAACAAACTGCCGATCGCCAGTGAACTTGTCCGCTAGGTCGCCAGCGAAATCGGAACAATCCTTGATGCCTTCGTTATGAGCTTCGGAGAGCGAGGCGAATATCATATCCAGCACCAGTTCCTTTTCCTTCGCCGTGCCTGTGAGGCGAGGCAGAAGGAAGTCAATCAGCCGAGCGCGCCACTCCATGCGGTGCGGCGGGATTTTCTGGAGCATTTCGGCGATGTCTGTCATATCCCTACCGCCCTTTCTATCGCCTGGCGCTTGCAGCGCTCCCACAACACCCGATCGGCGGCGTCAATTCTGCTGAGCCTGCCACTGTCATCGGCGCGCTTCTCCATGCTCCGCAGTTTCGCTCGGCGCCGTTTTAAAGTCCGAGACACCATTCTCCAGTGACCCTCACACAGCCATTCCATACCGGGCCGTAACAGGTCGCCCTTGCGGTCACCTCGCGTGCGGCGGCACAGGGGCACAACGCAGGTGATCCGCCGCTCATCCTTGATTACCGTCGCTACCCGGCATTCATCGCACTGATAGGTGTATAGCCATGGCGTGCGCTGGAAATGGCCACGATTGCATAAGCCGCAGGGATGATCTGTCATTGCCCTTCCCTCTTCGCTTCCGCCTTCCGCGCCCACCCATGGTCGGCAACGGCCCTGCTGATCGTCCTTGTGCTGACGCGGTATTTGGCGGCGATAGCCCTGAACGCCATGCCCGCGTTGTAATCCTGCTCGATCTTGTCGAGCGGCAATGGCATCTTCTTCTTGCCCGGTCGGCGATTGACGACATACCAGCCGCTTTCGATCGATCGGCGCACGATGGTGGAAACGCAGTGGCCCATCGACCTAGCGACCGTCGATAGGCCTTCACCGGCCATTATCCGGCGCTTGATCTCTTCCATCTGCTCGGGGGTGACGACACGGCGAGGCTGCTTTGTCCGCGTCTGTATATGGTTGATCGAGCAGTACGTCGCCTCACATCCGATAATTGATGAGTGGTCGCGATTGAGATGTCGTGCGATCTGCGGATAGCTCCAGCCGAAACGGGTTGACAGGTTGTGGGCGATTTCTCCCCGCAACATCACCATTTCATGGCTTCGGTTTGACCGGCTAAGGTCATCGAGCGTCAGCCCGCGCTCTCGGCATTCATAGAGAACGTAGGCGATGCCGGATGTTTGAGCCCTGTAGGCCAGCACATGATGGTCGAACGCCACTGGAGGCCGCTGTGGGGCTTCTGTAGCGGCTTCGGCGGGCTTGACCAGCATCAGGCGCGGCGCTGGCGGCTTGGCCTCCATGAACCTCCTGCGGCGCTCTGCTGCCTCTGCGCGTAGCTTGGCCTCTATGGGGCCGATTTGATAGGCAAGGTGGTTCATTCTTCCGTCTCCCCGCGCTTCGCTTTGACGAGGGCGCAGACAAGTGCCAGCGCATCCGTATCGCCATGGCCAGGAAACCATTCTCCCGTCTCGTCATTACGAACGTGCCAGCTGATACCGTTGCAGGAATTGTACAGGCACTCCCGAGACCAGCCTTGGCTTCCGAATTCCTCCTTGAACAAATCAGCAGTCTTTTCAAACCGCGTCGACCAAGGCTCGGTTGTCTGGCGCTCGAATACCTTGGCGATCAGCTTGTCGAACGTGCGGGAGCCTTCCTTTGCATGGCTCAGATTGAGAGAGAGGGAGTAGATGTCGAAGTCCAAATCGAACGGAATAGTCACGCGCTCGCCCTCCGCTCGACTGGAATAACCCGGCCCGCCTCGACCCGGGCGAACTTCTTCTTCGCTTGCACGATCAACCCGAGCCGTGTCTTCGGCTTTACCTCAAGCCAGAATTGATCCGGCAACGGGTCGATATAGGCTGCGTCGGCGCGCTCCATGGCGGCCACCAGGGCCTCAAGGGCGGCCACACGCGCGTCTTGGGCTGTCGGGTATATCTGCGGCCGGCCGAGCGCGTCACAGAGCTTGTGCGGCTCATTTTCGCCAGCAAGAAAATACTCGGCAGCGAATCCCTTCGACGTGGGGATGGCGCGAGCTATGGAGGAGGTGATCATTCTGCTGCCTCAAGATACTCGTCCTCAACAGTCGGCTTACGCTTCGGCGCTGCGTCGGCCATGATCGCCCCGACGCAAGCCTTCATCTTGGCGACGGAAACCGCGTTGCCTATTTGCTTGATCTTTTCCGTCTTGGTGCCTGCAAACTCGTAGACGGCGTCATCGGTATTGAAGCCCATGGCTGCTGCCAGTTCGTGAGGCTCCAGCATGCGAAACAGGATGTCATAGTGCGGCGTGGCCTGGACGAGGTCGACATGGCCTGTGGCTGCGATCGTCGGCGCCGGCTGATCGATGTCGTGAACGCGTGGCGCCTGCCCCGGACGCTCCCCATGCTGCGCTGTGATGAAGGCGAGTTCGCCACGGTTGGCGCCGGTTACGGTCGGCAGCGGCGTGTCGTTCGGATCGAGAACTCGGTCATGGCCGCCAGCGTGGGTAACGGGCAGGACGATTGCGAATTCGCCGCCTTTGGCAGTGGTCATGGTGGCAAGAGGATCGGTGGCGATGTCTCGCGGCTGCGCTCCGCCGTTCGAGTTGGTGACCGGGACCACCATCCCAAAACGAGCTTTTGCCGTGATCGTCGGAAGGCTCTCGTCAACGCTGTTGCAGGTCTCACCAGAGCCAGAGCCGTAATACGGGGAAATCAGCGCATGCGCAGCGCCGTTGCCGCCGGTCGTCTGCGTTGGGATTGGCTCTTCAACTGAGCGCGGGCTCCCCCCCGATGCCTGCGATAAAACGAAAGGCTCGATCAGCATCGGTCGCGCACAGCCCTCTCGCCTCTCCGTTCCAGCTCCGCCAGTAGTGATTGTCGGCAGAGGGTCACCAGCTGTGCGGGGCGCGCCACTATTGTTCACGGACAGCACAAGAGGCTCTGCCAGCCAGACGCCGCCTTTGGTGTCGAGAGTAGGAATAGGCTCGCTGGACACTGGTTTCGCCTGATTGCCCTTGCGGCCGTTCATGATGACTGGCTCGGCGAGGCCGATATGCGTCCCATTGGCTGCTATTGTCGGAAGCGGCTGGTTGACGCTCTGCCCAGCCATGTGGTTTCTGAGGATCACGAGGAACGGCTCAGGCCAGCCGAATTTCGGCATTCCGACTTCTGAGGTTGATGGCCAAAATCGTTGCTCCATGTTCTTTTCGTCTTTCGAGGTTGATGATGGTCAGCTTTGAGGCTGGGCATAGCGGACCTTTCCGGCATCGACCCACAGGCCAGTCTCGTGCTCCTTGCCGTCGAGCACCCATTTGTGGGCGGTGGCGACATCCACCTTCTGGTATTTGACCAAAATTGCGGTGGCGTTTGCCAATCTCAACAACTTGACGTTTGGTATTTCGACTAGGGTTCGCCTGTTGTTGCCTGGCCAAAGCGACTCTCTCACTGCGTAGATCATGCGGCTATCTCCATGTATGCGCCGATCACTTGGGCGGCGACTTGGGGGACGATGGCATTGCCAAAGGCGCGCACCGCATCCACGCGTCGGGCAGACCCATCAAGCGGCAGTACAGAGGCGCGATCTGATCGGGGGAATATCCCCGCAGATAGGCCAAAGTCGCTACACTGAAGCTCTTCCGGCCGAACCAAGCCGGATGAACCGTCGCTGTCAGGGACAGGTCTCGGTGATCTCGTGCCGCCGGAGTCGGCCACAAACCAGAGTCGATCGCGGATGTGCTCGGCCCCGAAGCCTGCAGCCGGGGCAACAAGCGCCCCGCAGGCGTAGTCCATTCGCTCCAGGTCAGACGAAACTTCGTCAAACCACGCCCTGCCGAGGCCAACTGCAACCTGTTCGCCAAAGATGACAGGAGGTCTGCACTCGCGGATGAGGTCGCGCCACACTGGCCAAAGATATCGATCATCGGCCGCGCCCAATCTCCTCCCGGCCTTGGAGAGCGGCTGACATGGGCACGATCCAGTCCAGACAGGGCGACTGTCTGGCCATTTCGCAAGGCGCGCGGCGTAGCTCCATGCTCCAATGCCAGCGAAGAAGTGGCACTGGGTATATCCGGCAAGGTCAGTTGGCCGAACATTGATAATTGACCTTTCATCCACGTCTCCAGTAGCTATTAGACCCTCCACGATGAGGTTGCGCAGCCAAGCGGCCGCATACGGATCGATTTCGTTGTAATAGGCCGTCATGCTGCCACCCTTAATTGACTGGTTACCGAAGCCCGGTATGGTTGCGCCCGTTGCAGGGGGCAAAAGTGAAGGACGACGTTGCAAGGACGCATGGCTTTGACCTGCTTCGGCTGGATGGCTTCATGTCCATGGAAATCGAGGAGATCGACGGGAAACTGTACGTTGACGTTGTGCCATCGGTTTTCACGCATGAGCCGACTTGCGAGTGCGATGACCCCGATGTGGTGAAACACGGCACCCGGGTCGTTCACTTCCGCGACCATCCAATCCAGCGAATGGAGACCTACCTCCGCATCAAGCGGCAACGCTACCGATGCCGCAGTTGCGGGGCGGTCCTTCTGGATGATCTTCCCTTCATCGACCCCAAGCGAAACATGACGATCCGCTTCCGCGACCAGCTTGCCGAGGACGGCACCAAACTCAAGTTCTCCCTGAGCGGTGACATCAATGGCGTGAAGGAGAGCCTCGTCCGCCGCGTGTTCAAGGATCACGCTAGAGAGCGGCTGAAGAACTACACCTATGACCTTCCCCGTGTGATGGGTATGGACGAAAAGTACATGGGTGGGCAGGCTCGTTTCGTCGTTGGTGACGTTGAGAACCGCGTGCTGCTTGACATTCTGGACTCCCGCAGGAAGGAGGTTCTTGTCGAGTATTTCCAGCGATGGACCCACCAAGAGCGCATGAAGGTCGAGGTCATCACACAAGACATGCACTGGGCATACAAGGAACTCAACGAGCAGTACTTCAAGGCTTCCACAGTGGTGGTCGACAGGTTCCACGTCGTTCGCTACGCCGATTACGCCGTGTCGAACGTCCGAAAGGCCATTCAGAATTCCGTCAGCAACGAGGACAGGATAGCCCTGAAGGGCAAGATCGGTCTGTTGGCGGCTCGCCCCCATCGCCTCAAGGATGACGACAAACTGGAACTGAAGCGCGTCTTCCGCCAACATCCGGCCATCGAGACGGCCGTGACCCTCAAAGAGTGGTTCTACGACATCTACAACGCAGAGAGCCGAGCAGAGGCGGAGAAGGCTTATGAGGCCTGGCGCGAGCTTCTGCCGAAGGAGTTCGAGCCTGCCTTCAAGGCTATCCTGTCCTTCATGCGCAACAAGCGCTGGCACAATCTCATCTTCAACTACTTCGACGCTCGATATACGAATGGGTACGTCGAGGGAGTGAACAGCCTGCTCGACGAGATTGCTCGTGGTGGCCGTGGTTACGACCTTGAGACGCTCAGAGCCAAGGCGCTCCTGAAGTACGGCAACGTCAAACCGCTCATCGATCTCTACGACTTCAAGCTGACCTTGGGCGATCCAGAGACGGATATAATTTTGTCGACGACTGTTGGTCATGGCGTGGATTTGTCAACCTTTGAGTATGCGTTGAAGGCCGGGGACTTCTGGTGATGTCTCAACCCTGAAAATCGGATAGCCCGAATTTCTCGGCGCCGGCATAGATGCGGGCCAGTGTCTTCGGAGCGAGCGCCTTCTTGCGATTGAATAGCGATCGCCCCTTGATCGACCAGTCGATAATTTCGCGCGCTGGGCGCCACGGCTGTTCTGTCGCGAACAGGTCCGCTTTGACGTCGTCCCGCTTCTTGTGCGTCGGCATAGGCCAGTGCACCTTGCGGCCGTCGGACCGCGCCATGAGAATGAACCGCTGCCGGGTGGTGGCATCGCCATAATCGGCAGCATTCAGCTTGCGCCACTCCGGCTCAAAACCGAGGCGCTTGATCGTCTCAATCCAGGCATGGAAGTATTCGCCCTTGCGCGATGCGACCGGCTTTCCGGTGCGATGATCGACCGGCCCCCAGCCACAGAATTCCCAAACGTTTTCGATTATGATCCGCTTCACGCGAAGCTCTGTCAGCCATGTGATGATGTGCCATGGATCGGACCGCTGTTGATCGCTGGTGGGCTTTCCGCCCCTGGCGACGGAATGATGCGTGCATGTCGGCGAAGCCATCAGCAGGTCAAGATAGCCCTCAGGAACGATGATGTGCGGCCGAACCGTCGCGATGTCTTGTACGTAATGCCTGGCCTCTGGATGGTTCTTCTTGTGCGTCTCTATGGCCGTCGGCCAATGGTTTAGGCAGACCAGTTCCATTTCAAGACCAAGCTCTCGCAAGGCTCGCTGGCATCCGGTGGACGAGCCACCAGCGCCGCAGAGGAGATCGGCAACGAGCATTTTCTTGGCCATGCTAAAACAATCCCCTGTCATTCTGCACCTGCTTGAACGGGGCTCCATAGCTCGTGGTGGCACCGTTCCATTGGATTTCCTTGCGCCGCGGAAACTCGCTCTCGCGTGACAGGGACAGGATGATGTCGGCTTTGCCGTTCACCTTCTCCATGGCCTCCTGCCATATGGCATAGTCGCTCGATCCTTCTTCCGGCTCCATTCCGGCGACGATCGGCTTTGCCTGGAACACGATCAGGACTTGATCAGCGTCCTTGTCCATGTTTCCCACGAGATCGCGATAGGTCGGCCGGCGGTTGATCGCGGCGTGAACGCGGTCGCGGAATGATCGGCCTTGGTAATCCTGGAACGTCGATTTCTTCAGGTGGGTGAGTGCGACGATGGGGATACCATGCTTCTGCGCCATATCCTTGAGCATCGACGTCGCCCGCTGCCCCTGCTTGAACTCGTCCTCGTATTCCATCTTGCCGTTCCACTGGATTTTGCCGATGTGGTCGAGGAAATACGTCTCGATACCCTTCTCGCCGATCAGGCGGCCGATCTGGTCATCGATCTGCTGCAGGGTCATCCGCCGGCAATCGATGTTGATGTGCTGAAGGTGTTTCATCTCCGCGCCGGCCTGCACAAGTTCCTGGAACTCGTGCTCGCTGACAGAGCCGCGCTGCTGACGGCTGGCACTTATCCCGGTGCGCCTCGCCTTCTCCCTCATGATCAGCTGCGTCTTGCTCATCTCGCCGCTGTTGCAGCCGACAGCGTGCTTTTCGGCGATCGTGAACATCGACTGCATGGCTAGCGCGCTTTTGCCCTGCTTGACGCCGCCACCGATGATGATCAACTGGCCTTTCTGCCATGGGCCGGTCAGCGAGTAGATTTCAGGCAGTCCCGGATCAATGCCGATCGGCTCCCGGCCGGCTGCCGCTTCTCCTGTTTTGTCGAGGGATTCATCGACGGAGTCGGCAAAGGATGATTGGGGCTTTTCGTCGTAATCGAGCGTCCGCAGGAGGAAATCCACGTCCTCGCGAATTTCGGCAACGCGCTGGCGGAACTGGTCGCGCTGGAAGCTGATATAGCCAGCCTCGGTAAGGTCTTGGCCCAGGCCGATGGCGAGCCGTCCCATGGCAAGCGTTGTCACAGCGTCGGACAAGTCGGGAACGTGAATGATCGATGCGGCATCTGATGCTAGACGCGCCATATACTGCGAGACGGTCAAATCCCCGATTTTCTCGCCGGCTGGCAGGAATGTCTTTACCGTGACAGGGCTGGCGACTTTCCCTGCCTTGATCAAATCCTTGGTCGCCTCGAATATCTTGCGGTGCAAAGGCTCCGAGATGTAATCCGGGGACATTGTCTCCGGCACCCGGGCGAGCGCGGCATTGTTGACCAGCAGCGCCCCCAAGAGCGCCTGTTCGGCTTCGATGTTCGCCGGCAACTGCCGCTCAAACGGATTGTCGCGTGTCCTTGCCATGGCGGCGGCGCGGTCTTCGTATTTGCTCATGCTGACACCTGGAAAAGTGGGAATGCTGTTTGAGCGGTAGGCGGTACGTCGGCCTCATGCTGCGGGAAACGGCGGCAGGCGAGTTTCCACGACACCCACTTGATCGGCACCTGATTGACTGGCTTCAGCCCAGGCTCGAAAATGAACCATGCAAAGCACATTCCGGCGTTGGAAAGCTTCGGCCCGTCGTAGCCATGCCGGTGCATCATCGGCAGCCGCTCTGATATTAGGTGGACGCGCCGCAGGCCAACCTTCTGAAACCAGTTCATTCGGCTTTCACTCTCAAGGAAGGCGAGCCGACACAGCAGCGCGGTATAGGGGGCCATCGCCGCCGCGCGCTCGACAAAGCTCTCGATAATGTTGAATGGCGGATTGGTAACGATGCCAATCTTATCCGGCAGGCCGCGCCGATAGCGCTCGGCAACTTCAGAGGTGAAGTCTATGCCAGTTGACGCATCAGGGCAGCCCCATTCGTTCTTGTCGGTCGCATAGACATCGAAGCCGCGATTGCGCAGCGGGACCACCAGCGCGCCGTTGCCGCAGGCTGGCTCCCAGATCACACGCGGCAGCCGGCGCCCCTCCGATACAAGCAGCGGCGGCAGGGCGGCGTATGGAGACGCATAGAAATCATCCCCGCGGACTTCCGCCGATGCCGTCTTGTTGCCAGTAAGCAGACGCGCCATCAAGCCGCCTCCGCCGTCGGTGCACCATCACGGGGAGCGGCGCGGTCTACCTGGGGGCGGTCGTGGGCCGGCGTAACTTCCTCACACCGATGCCATCTTTCAATGGTCTCGGCTGCCGTGTGGTAGCGCTTGCATCGCTGGCAGAATGGGTGATCGTTCGTCATGCGGCGGCTCCTGAGAAGAGATCGCGATATTCTTTGACGGATATTGTTGTGCGGGCGGCGGCGATCTTCGCGGCGTCGGAACGCAGAGCTTTATGTCGCTCCTGAATCCACTTGAAGTTTGGGAGGTCGCACTTGTGCCAATACCCAGATATCCATACGGCTTCGCATGCATCTCGCCGCTCTTTGATCGTGGAGGGCATCGTAATGCCGGCTTGTTCGCAGCGGGCGATGGCTATATCTTTCCAATCTTGCCCTTCGGCAGGCTTCACGCCTTTGCCGTAGATCGCATGCCATGATCGCGCTGTAACCGTTCCGTACGGCGTGCCCATGTTCATGCACACGCCAACCACCGCGCCGATAAGGCCGGACAATTGCATCTGATTTGAATTGCTTGTTGCCCCGCCGAGCTTCGACATAAATCCAACAGCTTCCTTGCTTTCCATGCCGTGCTTGAACATCAAGGCTGACAGCCTAGCTATGAACGCCTTGATGGCGGCGAAATCGATCGGCTTCTTTGGATCCTGCTTTTTGCCGAAACGACGAATGCGATGTTCCGGCTCTTCGATAGCAACAAAGTCCGGTTTGTGCTCCTTGAGGAGCTTGTAAACGTGGTTGGCAGCAAGGGCGTATTTCTCTTCCCATTTCGTTTCATCGCCGCTGTCGTTCTTGCCGACATAGAATGTCCCGCACAGGATCGCCGACGGGTCTTTCCAACTGTACCGCACTGCCCATCCGCTCGTGGTGGCGATATCGAGCCCAAGGATGACAATGCAGCCGCAAGATTTGACCTTGGCGAGATCGGCGGCCTGGAATACCGGCTCGTTGCCGCATGAGCACTTGCACCGCCACAAGTCATTCTCGCAGCCAATGAGGCGAAGGCGTCCCACATTGGCGCCCACTGTGTATTTCGATTTCAGCATGCGCCAGCCTCCAGCGGAATAAGCCGATACGTGGCATGCACGCCCTGCCCACGCCCCTGCACTGCGATGGTCCACCCAAACACCTCAAGGCGCTTGCGCAGCCGTTTGACATGCTCTGGAACTGTGTTGTTCGAATAGAGCGGCCCGCCGTTCGGATCGCCGCGGTAAATGATGTCGGCGAGGTGATCTTTGGCAACGGGTTCGCCAATATGCCGACGTAAGACCATCAAGACTTGCGCCTGGTAACCTGGGATGGTCTTGGCAACGAAGTCGAGTGGAGCAGCTTCGCCGATGAACCCGCCGCAGGCAGGGCAACAGAACGCTTGTCGTTGGTGTATTATCATTTCATCCGCCTTACTATCCTGCCGCTTCACTCGGCAGTCATTCCGTCATGCGCCGATCGAATTGTACCGTTTCGGCTGTTCTGTCTGACGTGGTTTGTCAGGGATGACCTTCGGTTGAGGCATCGCGTAGAATTCCGGAGGCTTCTTTCGGCTCCAACTGAATTCGAAGGGAGGCATTTTGAGCCTGAGATCGCCGCGCTCGCCGTTCTGCTGGCCATCCAGAAGCTCTTGCAGCTTGTCGGACATTTTCTTGTCCCATGGCAGCCGGTAATGTCTCGGAACATCGCCCGTATCGAGCAGGACATATATGCCCTCGCCGACAACCATCTTCGATCCAATCACCTGCCAATCACCAGGAGGAGCATTTAGTCCAGCGATCAAAGGCACAGGCCAGCCGAGAGTGAACGACAGCGCGGCGATGACAACGGGAATGGAGATAAACAGTCCAGCCACGGAAGCGAGCCGCAAACTGGTTTCCCGTCTTGACCAGACAGCTACGGTCGCCATTACTCCGCAGACGAAAAGCAGGATTGAGGCTGGCGCGATGACATCGGTGGGGATTATGTTGAGCATTGGCTTATCCCTTCTTTGCCGACCGTAGCGGCCGGAAAACGGAATTGAGGGAGGCATCATCAATCCTGCCAGCAGCGTCCATCTTGAAACTCACTGCGGTGCGTTCTTGGCCTGGCTTGGTGAGCATAACCTTCGTAATCAGGATGATTTTCGTGGGCGCTTTGTTGTCTTTCTCGCCCTTGCCAGGATTAAGCGATATTTCAACATCCACGGGGACAGGAAATATCTTGCAGGAATAACACATGACATTGACCCAATATGTTCCTGGCACGATCCCATGGGTATAGGCATTCTCGTAGTTGAACGGTGTTGCATCGGGCCAGTTGCCGAGGTCGTCACGCAGCAGGTTCCAGAGCACGCCGCCCTTGTTCGAATATCCGACCGGGACGGGCTCTCCCGGTCCCGTTACCCAGAGGTCAACATCGGTGTCGCCTTGCGGCCATGTGATATCAACCATGAGATTTCCAGGCGGCTCGGCCTGCGCCATAGCCCTTGACGTCTCCACCTTCACCAGGAGGAACACGATGGCAATCATCATCACAAGGCCAAGAATTGTATTCATCAGCACGTCGCGATAGGCGACGGAATTAACTTCATCGGCGCTCTTCATGACGTGGCGTCCTTCTCAAGGAGCGCCGTTGCCGTCGAAAGCATTCTGGCGTTGATCAAGGTCCAAAGGCCGAGGGCCGTGCCGATCAGAGTGTTATTGAAAGCGAACTTCATTCCATCCATCATCGCGCCGATTGCCGCCATCGCCTGATCAGGACCGCCGGAGAGATCGACTTTAGACACCGCCATGGTAAAGCCAACGATGTTGCCAATCAGTCCAAGTGTCACAAGCCAACTGCCGATGTCGCCGATGTGGGCGTTCTTGATTGCCATCTTGCTCGCGTCATAAACGCCTTTGCTCTTGACTGTATTGAGCCCACTGCTGACCTTCGACGCTCGGATGAAGGTCGAGACAAAACCGACGAGAAACAGTGCGGCCATGGCGTAGGGTAGCCCTCTGATTTCGCCCGAGACAAGGTTTTGGATGTAGCCAGTGGTAACCCCCCACGCCACCAAAAGGATGGCCCCAGTGTTGACGATCAACAGGCGGTAAAACAGCAAATTCTTAAGCACGTGAATTCTCCTTTCGGTGCTCTGGCCTGTGATCCGAAACGCATCGCCGCAGCAGGTCCGCCCTGGGCGAAATTGGCATTAACTGAGCGAATTTTTGGATGGAAATCGTGCCCCGTCTGGGATCATTTCATCCGCCATTCTGACCGGCCTTCACTCCGGCTTTGAATAAAAGCCTCAGCCATTCGCGGCTGAGTAGTTTGCAGGCTCGCACTTGGGAGGACAGCGAGCCCGAGAACTTTGTTATGCAGCGTCCTCGAAGGGGTCCGCGTCCGTGCTTGCCGGTGGCTCTTCATTCGTCTTGGCGGCAATCGCCTTTTCCATTGCAGCCTGCCAATTCTCGACGTAGACGCGCTGGCCTTCTTTCCAGCCATCCATATAGGCGCGGTCCTCATCGCTGTTGGCGGCGAAGCCTGAGGCTCCTGGACCGCCTTCCCCGCACAAGCCGTCATCGTATCCGCGACGATTGTGGAGTTGGAGCTTGTCGACGCGATCTGAGAGCAAGTCGCCGCCACGATCATCAGAAATGAACCCGAGCTTGATCAGGATCGTCTTGTGGAGGGCGTGCTTCTTGATGATCGAGGAGCCTTCACCGGCCTTGCGCGCCTTTTCATGGAAGGTGATCTCCTCTTTGCTAAAAGACCACTCTTTCGCCTTCTTGAAGTTTTCCTTGCGCTTGGCTTCCGCCTCCGCAATCACTGCCAGTTGGTCGCGTTCCTGACGGCAGAGATAGCCGTAGAGCGCGGCGCGCTCGTCCTCATTCAGTGTCGTGTTGCGGAGGGCTTCCGTCATCAGATAATCCTTTCCCGCGCCGCCCGAATTTTCGTAGCCAGCGCCTTAACCTCAATATCCAGATCCGAAAGATCATGGCCGTCACCGTACTTTTCTCGGTCCAATCGGATTTCTTCCTGCAAGGCCCGGACCTCAGCCTCACAGTAATCAAGGTACGCTTTGCGGATGGATGTGAAAGCCTCAACAGTCATCACCTTGGCGCGTCCGGCGCGGATGTGCATGAGTTGCCAGAACGATAACCCAGAGCGCCTAGCTATCCGCCGAACAGCGTTTTCAACATCGCCGTTGCCCGCTGTTTCCCGTTCAACCATCTTCCGCACGTACTCATATGCGACCGCCGTAGACATTGCCGTTTTCCTCTGACCTTCCAGTAGCTTGATCTTTGACATCGTGTAAGCGCTCCTGCTTGAAACCGACTATCGTCATCTTCATCAGGAACCGGGGCATTACGAGAAAGGCCGAAGCCCATCCTTTGCCGACTTGGTCCTCGCCCATCTGGGATTCGAAGTGAGGGAGAAGAGCGCGTATTGCCCTGCCTCTTGCTCCCTCACTAGGCGCCCCGCCGCGGGAGGACCGTATCGGCGGTATTCACATCGGTTAAGGCCGCAGTCCCGCCAAGAACTGAGCGGCCAGCACCGACTTCATTTCATGCCGCTGGCAGCGCGAATAAAATGCGCTCCAAGCTGGCCGTTGTAGAAAGTTACGCCCTTCTCTCGGGCGAGCGTGTTGTAGACATCGGCCTCGTGAATGCCCTTGGCGTTCGCAATGTCCTGAGTTTCGAAGCCGAGTTCCAACAGGGAGCGGAAAGGCAGATGAAGCATTGGCTCTGGAACTTTCGCCATCTCACCGCCCCGCAAATGGAAAATCGGAGCCGCGGCCATCCTTGCCAGCAGGATTGAAGAATTCGCGCTCTATAGCTTCTGCGAGTTCTTCCTCATCAATCTCAGCGCCGGAAGCATATTCGTTGAATGATGCATTTCGTAGGAATAGCCACCAGACGAGACCCGAGATGACGATTGAAGCAATGGCAAGCCAAAGGAAAATGATCATGTCAGGCTTCCTCAATCCTCACGGTTTCCCTTTGAACAGGCTTGCGAGATATTGCCCTTGGAGTGCGCTCGAACAGCCAGTCGAATATGTCTGTGGCGAGCGCCTTGCCGTCGTTTTCGGTGCCGTGACGGACGGTTATGTTGGCGTCGGGATCGTATGGTTCACATTGGTCGGTGAGAGCGTCGTATTGGCGGGGCATCTATGCGGCCTCCCTCTTCGTTGCCGCCTTCACCACATCAACCAATGGGTGGACGATGTATGCCGGGAACGTGACGCCGATGGCGCGAAGCCGGCTCAGGACGCAGCGGCTCCAATCGTTGTCTTCCTGAAGCATGCGGGCGGTGTCTCCGAGATTGTACGGCGCCTCCTCAAGGCGCTTCTCAAACTCGTAGGGTGGCTTGTTCTGGTAAGGACGCCAGATTTGCTCGAGACTGAACTTTTCGAGATCGGTGACGCGCATTCACGCCTCCCCTTTGCGGATGGCGGCGGCGATGACCTGCGCACCGTCTTTCCGACCGTTGGCATAGTTGAGCGCCTCGACGGAGTTCGCCTTCTTGACGCCTTGCAGCCAATCTACCGCCTGTGCATCGGCAACTATGGCACAGCGCTCACGCTCGGAGGCTATCGCCATCTTGACGATGCCCTCCCATGCCGCACGAATTTCGCCTTGCACTTCAAGGTCAAGCGAGGTCAGCGGCTGCCCATTGAGATAGCCAATGAGTCCGTCACCATCCTGGTTGAAAAGCCACTTCAGGAAACGGCGATCTCGAATGTCTTCGAAGATTGCATCGACGCATCCTTCCGCTGCCTTGGTGATGTCTGTGGAGGCGGTCATGCTGACCTCCACTTCATGTGATTGCGGGCATAGACAACCCAGAGAGCGAGGTTCATTGGAACGAGGCCCCAGGAATGCGTCGTGACGATCCAGATCAGCCAGAGAGCTTGATTGGCGAGGCCGAACAACCATGCGTTCTTCGCCTTATTGCCAGCGAGAACCGTCATGTAGATCGTAATGGCGGACAGCAGCCATGGGAGGTAAATGCGGATAGCTTCGGCCATTTATGCCGCCTCCTTTATGCGCGTCACATAGCGCTTGCCAGACCTGTCGTAGTCCATGAGATCGGGCCAGCGGCTTTGCGCTTCGCGCAAATCGGTGGATGCCTGCTGATGGCTGATTCCGAATTTCTTGATGATGTGTCCGCGCCCGACATGGCCGAAAATCTCAAGGCTTTCCTTGACCCACGCGAGACGCTGCTCGGCAAACCAGTTCATTCACGCCTCCAGCGATCGGAAGTTAACGCCAGCCATCTTTATTTGCTGGAACGGCCCGCCATTTCGGACTTTGCCGTCAGCATACATGGCGTATGTTTCTACTTCGCGGATCGCCGAGAAGCAGAAGCGGCTCCATTCATGTTCGGGTATAAGGACGACTATCTCACCTTCAATATGAAGCCCCGCCATTGCATCCGAGAGCGCGCGGGCGGCGTAAAGTATAGTTGCCATTCACTCCTCCCTAGCTTCGAGCATAGCGTCAGCGATCAAGTATGCCTCAGAGGCTATGGCTGCTGGCTTCCAACCGTGCCAATGTCCGTCATTAGACGGGGCCATGAGCCCGGCCATGATGCCGGTTACAGCCTTAGCCGCGAAATAGTCTCGCATCGTCATGCCTGGGTCTGGATAGAGGTTACTATCTACACCACCATCACACGGGAACGCAGCGCCGCCGGCAGCGGACCATTGTTTGTCTGTCAGGGGCATTGTTCAGCCCTCGCCTTGTGCCCGAGTTCGATATCGGAGGGGGAATGACGACGAGCCGCTTCGCACGGGCAGAGTGCGCCAGTGTGCCGGCGAATAGCCTTATGCACTGCCTCGCGATTGATGCCGTACCATTTTGCAATGTTTGGTGCCGTTACGCCGGACAAGCGCAGGCGATAGACTTCTTCGTCAGCCGGAAGCCTGCGGCGGTTGTCGGTTTTTTGGCCTGCATATTTGCTGAGGTTTGCCATTCACGCACACTCCGATTCAAAATAGACCATCGACAGATCGACGGCTTTGCCCTGTTCCGTGATGCGGACGCGCTTGTTGTTCTGATAGCGCTCGATCAATCCTGCCTTTTCGAGGACCGACCACGTACCGCGCATAACGCCAGCCCGCTCGCCTCTGGCTATGAGGCAATTCGTCTTGTCAAACATGCCGTCGCCGCCACGGTTCTTGAACCATTTGAGAGCGGACTTTTGAGCGTCGGTGAGATTGCTCATCCCGTCACCTCATTGGAGCGGATATGAGCCGGGAGACGGCGGGAGATGGGATAGGGGGAGAGGGTCATGATGACACCTCGGCTCTGCTTGCGAGGTACTTTGAAACAGCCTCGTTGTACTTTTCCCTGGCGTCAGCCAATTCATCGGAGAGCAGCATAAAGCTTGCTGCCGATTCAAGGCGCGCCTCTACCTCGACCGGAGTGTTGGCCATCCCCATACAGCGATATTGCATTTCCAGTTTCGCCAGCCGGCGACCAGCCGCAAGAGCGGCGTCTCTGGGATCGCTTGACTCCGGCTCATATGGCGCTGAACGTAAGGTTTGTTCACCAAGGGAGGCATGGTTATGAGTGAGAACGAAGTGATCGTTAAGTCCGGCAAGTCGCTGCCTATGGGAAGCGAGCGATGGGAAATCCGAGACGGTGGCGCACCTGTTCAATTTGTCGATTTGATTACCGAACTGCGGCAAAGCGCTGGCGTCATTCACATGGCCTTCGCCTCCACAATTATTGACGCTGGCAATTCCCCCATCGTCTCCATCGCCGCTCGCCTGAGAATGGACCTTCAAACGGCGCAAAACCTTCATAAGTTTCTGGGGGATGCCATTGCTGACGCTTTCAAGCCAGTTGACAAGTCGCAGTCGAATTGAATTGGGAGCCTGTCTCATGCCGCATTCTCCCGCGCCGCCAACATTGCATCGGCTTGGGCGTATGCCCATTCAGCACGCGCCTTCAGGGCGTCCTTGCTGGTGAGCTTTGCAAAGCCGATTGGCGTCCATGTGCCAACGGAGGCGAGAGTTTGAGACGCGAAATAATCCCGAAGTGTCATCCCGGTATTGATGAACAGTTGCGTCTCGCTCGGGCTGGTGACTGTGCCATCCGGCTTCATCGTGTCAGGCGGGATCGAGAATACGCTCGGGAACGCTGCCTGCATGTTGCTGGTTACGAGGCTCATGCCGCATCTCCAGTCTGCGTTAGCCAGTCCTCGAAACCAACCTTGTCATTGGTGGCTGCTTTGATTTTGGCAATGATATCGATCCCCGGGGACCTCTCTCCCCGAAGTATCCTAGTGATCGTGGACGGGGCCACGCCGATGCTCGCCGCAAATGCAACGGGCTTGGTTCCGGTGTCTTTGAGATATTGGTCAAGGGTCATAATGATGGAAGTTGCCACATGGCAATATTATTGTCAATTGGCCTTTGCCAGTTGGCTCTGGATTTTTTTCCCACTTGGCAAATAACAGCAAAATGGCAAACCAAATCCGCACCCTTCGCAGGGCAAAAGATATCACTCTTGAGGAACTGTCCGAGATGACAGGCATTTCCTCTGGACACTTGCAGCGCATGGAAACTGGCAATCGGGGGTTATCCCTTGAAAACGTCCTCAAAATCGCGAAGGCGCTTGGCTGCGAGCCGATCGACGTTTCCAACGAGTTCGATCACGAACACCTTGAAACTGCCGCGACGATGCCAATGCCAACGCCAAGCCACAGCAAGGGCGATATCCCGGAAATCGATGTCATGGCGGGGCTAGGCGGGGGCGGTCTGTCAATCGTGGAAAACACGACCGTCAACGGCGTCACATTCCACCGGGAGGCGGTACGAGATCACTGGCGCTTTCCGAGCTGGGTTTTTGCTCGGCTTGGGGTCGAGCCGCAATATATCGCCGCCTTTCAGTCCAAGGGAGATTCGATGCTGCCGACGATCCTGGACGGGGATGTTGTCTTTGCCGATACTCGGCACCGCGTCCCTTCGCCGCCAGGCGTCTATGTGCTGGCCGACGAATTCGGCGGGGTTATCGTCAAGCGGCTTGAGGTGACATCAAGGCCGGGCGACGAAATTGTGACGGTCCTGATATCGTCCGACAACAAGCTCCATCGTGAGCGCGAGCTGACGCTTGGGGAGATCGAAATCATCGGTAGGTACATCGGGAGGTTCACGATTTAGACATGGAAACCCTCCGCGCACTGCCAGTAGGGCTGTGGTTGTTTGCCAGCCTCGTCATCTCAACCCTGATCTATGTCTGGTTTACTGGCTACCAAGCGGGGACGATCTCGCAAGGTGTTGTTTGGGTGCTCGATAAGCGCACTGGGAACTTGCGCATGTGCACCGTTGAAGGATGCTATTACCCATCGGCTTATAGGCTCACCACGAAGTCCCAAGACGGGAAGGACGATTCCAGCGCGGTGGAGCGGATGATGAACGATAGGCCTGCCAGTGAGCAACCTAATCCCTGACTTTCACACCCTTCCAACAACTCCCCTCAGAGCAAGAACCTTAAGAAATAATAAAGTCCGTTATAAAGCCTGTCTGTTATAATGGGTGCATGGTGGTGCACCTTACTAGGTGCATGGTGGTGCACGTCACAAGGGTTCCGCATCCTCAACAGCCACAATCTCGTAAGCATTGAACAACTTCGGTTTCCCATTTAACCGTGTTCGCCTTGTACGGATCAGCCCACGCTCTTTTAGCTTAGCAACGGCGCTTTTCACGATCCTGATTTTCAGGCCCAAGGCTTTGGCTATGCGCTCTTGAGAGATAACCCACGATTGATCCCGCGGGTTCATCTTCTCGGCAATGAATATAGCTATCGCCTTTTCGGTGAACGATAGTTCTGCCTTCGGAATTTCCAGAACGAATTTTATCCAGTCATCTCGACGCCGGTAAAACATGCCAGAGAGCGACAGCGTTTTTTTCACAATATGGGTCATGGTCCCTTTGTGCCACATGGCAATATTTTTTGCCAGATGGCATTTTGCCGATTGACACAATTTTTGCCAGATGGCATATTCCTCTCCATCAGCCGCCGAACACATTGACGGGAAGCGGCAGGAACCAGAACCCAGGAGGATAAGATGGGTGATCGCGGAAACATCGTAGTCAAGGACGGCAACAGCAAAGTTTATCTCTACTCGCATTGGTGCGGCTCTCAACTTCCTGAGATTGCCCGTGCATCCCTGAAGCGAGGCAAGGATCGTTGGAATGACGGTCAGTATTTGGCCCGCATCCTCTTCACCGACATGATCAACGGGGACAACGGGACAACTGGCTACGGTATTTCTTCGGTCATCTGCGATGGCGGGGAAACCGTGATTGTCGACTGCGATGCTCAGACGGTCGAAGCCTATGACGACCCGCCAATGTCGATCTCTGAATTCGTCTCGGCATCGCCGAAAGAAGAGGCAGCCTGACCGCTTAGGCCTCCGTCTTCGGGCGGAGTTCTAAACGGCCCCCGCCTCCCCCGCGAAGCGGCCAGAACGAGAGAGGAATGAGGCATGGCAATGACTGAGGAATATTCCATCACCAGAGCGCGAGAGCGGATCTTTGATGCTTTGCGCTTTCTGAATCCGGCCGACGCTGAGCGCATCCTTTCAGAGATGGCCCGCGACATGAAGAAGCTCGCCGATAAGTACGACAGGCTCCTTGAGGAAACAATCCTCTGACCACCCAATCCAACGCAAGGATACAGCAATGACCAGCGCTGAATTACAGGACGACATAAGAATCCCGCTCAATGAGCTTCAAGCGGATGCTAAATATCTCTTTGGTCGAGTTGCTGAAGACCCGGCTTGTAAAGAGGCGATGCAGGATAGTGTCATAGTTCGCCTTTCCTCCATCGAAACTGCCGCTCGCAAGCTGCTGTCTGGATTGGAAGCGGCGAACACCGCGCTTAGCGAAGCTGCCGACTATTTTGAGCGTTTTTCCGACGCAGACCACGATGGCGAGCGCTTCGATCCGAACGAGGAAATGAATCTCCTTAGCATCTGCCAGAGAGCGCTTGGCGAGATCGAATAATCACCCCACCCACCGACACCGGCCCAGCCGAAGCTACGGGAAGCTGAGAGATAGAGGACGATGGAAATGAAGATGCCCGATGCCTATTGGACAGTGACGTATTCGTCTTCGCGCAGGAAGCATAACCATCGCTGCTGCTCGTGCCGAAAGATTATCCAGGATGGCGAAACCGTTCTCATGGCTCGTGTCATCGGCAAGGCGACGAAGTGCATGCACGACAGTTGCGCCAAGTCTCCATACGGCTCTCCTGGCTATGTTGGCAGCGACTTCCTCGAAGCTTGGGGCATGGAATACCTCGCAGCTTGTGGCTGGTCTCAGGCCAAGAGCTTCCTGAACTCGGCGCCCATTTGCAAGCCGACCGCCGCCTGACCCCCAACCAATTCACCAGCCCATAGGCATACGACAATGGCAAACCACTACGACAGCATGCACGCAGCGATCTCCCGCGCGAAAGCCGAGATGGATAGAAATAACGACCCGCGCACGAACCGTGAAGCCTTCCGGTCTTTCATGGCCGACATGTTCGCCAGCTTCGAGGGCTTGGCCTACCAGCTAGGCGGAGACGGCTCGTACATATCCGACGAGATGTTCAACGTCACCGGCCCGCGTGGGGCTGTGGATAGTTGCTTCCTAGACCAGATCGACGGTCGGGACGAGGACGACATCGCCGCCCAGGTCGCGCACCGCAGGGCGATCCTGTCCGTCTCTTACGATCACTCACGAGCATAAGCAACCGCGCCGGCCGTCAGCCAGGCTGCATAGGAGGGAATTGAAATGAAGCCTTTTAGCGCATACCCGGAAGATCGGGCGAAGCTTTTGGAACTGTCTCGGCTCGTTGCCACGTCTGGCGATGAAGAGGACGCCAAGAACGCCGCCGACGCGCTGGCCGATCTTGTTACGTCGATCCTTTCCGATGAGGCAGCCGCCGTAGACATGGCGAAAATGACGGAAGAGCAAGCGGACGAAATCGGCCAGTTGGCAGATCGCCTCGACACGATCCTCTACTCAGTAAAGCTTCCCGTTTCATCGGCAATCCACATCCAAGGCATGAGCGGCGTCATCCGCGATGTCCGAAACGAACTCGTTCGCATCGTCAGGGCCAATCTCTCCTACGACCCGTGGGCAGATCAGGATTTCGCCTAACACGCATCAACCGCGCCTGCAGTGCGCAAGATCGCCGCTTAGCGGCTGGAGGAATGGAAATGGATATGCAGGGCTACATCGACGCGCTGTCCGATGGTTGGAAGAAGGATCGCTCGAAGTATCATCTCACGCTCGGAGCTCTCCATGCAGCGCTGCAGGAGGCGAATCCCGACGCTCTCGTATTGCTGGATGGCGGAGAGACTTCGCCAGACGAACCGCACTCCTACCGCGGCTATTATTCGGATCTGGCTTTCGAGCGCGTCCAGCCGCTGCGCAAGGTATCTCAGCTTCTTGTCGAAGTTGCCGATGCTCTTGGCGCGACATTCGAGGGCTACAAGGGCGGAGACTTCACCATGGATTCGGAAACACCACTATGGGTGTCATCCTATGGCAGCAGCAGCGGCATCGCCATGATGGCCGTTACCACTTTGCCAGACGGCAACCTCTCGATCGTCACCAAGAAGATTGATTGAGGCCGGCCATGCTCACCAAGCCCACACCCGACCGCGCCGATGACAAGGCAATCTTCCGTGCATTTGCTGCCGCCAGGGAGGCCAGCCATGACACAGTTTCAACTTGAACAAGCCATCGACGCCGCGGCCCGGCTCCACAGGCGCCTGATAGAAGCGAAGGCTGCAACTCTCGACGACCGTCCCATAATGCTCGACAGCGCACAGGTGAGATTCGAAACACTGGCGCTCGCTATGGGCCGAAAGATCGAGGATCGCGACGATGCGTAAGCTCTACATCTCTACTGATCCAAAACTGATGCTGGCCGCTGCGGTACGGGTAAACGTCCTTCCCTCGCTCGGCGATTGGATGGGCAGCCAGTTCGCAGCTGGCGCCACCATCGAGGATGTCCAGCGGCAGCTTACCGCCGCGCTAGGGCAGATCAACCGCGTCAACCAGTTCTGCGCTCAGCGCGAGGAGGCTTGAGATGAACAAGAACCAAATCTTCGCAGACAAGCACCAGATTATGAAACTAGGCCCGTCCACCGGACATGTCGTCACGCCTATCGCCTTTTGCCGAAATGAGGAAGTGGCGGCGGAACTAGTGAAGGCGATCAACGAAGTGGAGGTATTCCGCGAAGCGTTGGATCGACTGGCCAAGATGACGCCAGTTCGGGCTAACGCCAGGACATCTACCGAGCAATACAACGCGGTGAAGGCCGTCGCAGAGACGGCGCTCTCTGGCGGAGACATTGGCCCTGAGCAGCCGTGGTTGACACGATATCCCGAAGACGAGGAGCAAGCCAATGAGCGCGCCTGATTGGATGCTCGCCCGTCTGCCCGCAAGCGCTATCCCGGTTGATGAGCGCATGCCGCCTGATTATCGCGAAGTCATGGTTTGGATTTCCGATCCAGATGTCGCAATCCACCACTATCCCACGGTTGCAAGGCGAGACGGAAAGGGTTGGTGGGCCGGTGTGCCTGGCAACTGGATCGCCCTGCACAATCTTCGATGGACAGTCACCCATTGGCTGCCACTTCCAAATTCGGAGGCCGAGCATGAGCGCGCCTGAGACAAAACACAGTCCATTGCCGTGGATACGATCTGGTGTCCGCTACAAGCTCGGTTCCGAAGATTGCATCATGATCGGGCCAGATGGGTTCATGATCGCCGCGTTCCCGATTGGCAGAAATCCGAAGGATCATGCCAGTGCATTCTGTGATGCCGGCTTCACGGTCGAGGCCGTCAACTCCCACTCCGCTCTCCAGGCTCGTGTAGAGGAACTGGAGGAGGCGCTGAAATTCTACGCCGATGCATGGTGCTTCACGACGCATCCGAAGCGCTCCGGACTGGAGTGGAAGCCGAAAGAGTCCTTGCTGGACGACTGTGGCAACATCGCCCGCGCCGCCCTACAGGGAGGCTCCAATGGCTGATGTCACCGGACCCATTTCCACCCTTCCAGGCGCTCGCTACGAATTGCCAGATGGCACGGTTTGCGATGAGCATCCCGATCGCGCTGCAGTCGCTCGCATCCAAGGCGACACGGACTCTTTCGGCTCTGAACTTTTCGACATGTGCGCTGAGTGCTTGGCGAAATATCGTGAGGAGATGAAGTCCGAGGAGCCCGACGGCTTCTGCGATTGGTGCCGTACCGACGCCAAGCTCCGCCCTACCAGAGACTACGAAGAGGGTATGATCGGCCGTGTCTATTACGTCTGCTCGCCTTGCTACAGCAAGCAGCAAGCCGCCATCCGCGCGGAATTGGATCAATACGATGATTGGGGTGACGACTATGACTGAATGCGGCCAACAAATATTCGGAGGCTGCGATACCGCAACATGCGATCGGTCATGCTCCCGCACCATCACCATTCACGAACTGCCATCGGTCGCATTCAGCCACCGCGATCTAGCCGGGTCGGTGTTTGTCGGCGCGGTCCTGGCTCTGGCGGCGCTGGGGATCATTGCAGCGGCCAATGTCGGTCTCAGCCGAGCGGAACACGATTACCAAATTTCTCGGAGGGTTTGAACCATGAATGAAGCTGTTTCAATCGGCGCGCTGGCTCTGGATTTAGTCGACAAAGTTGCTGGCGATGCGTTCTGCGGTGTAGCAAAAACTCCGTCCTTCATTCCTGATTTTCATAGCCGATATTTCCACCGATACATTGAAGAGCCAATGAGCGGATGCTGGTTATGGATCGGAGCAACTGGGGCTGACGGGTACGGCAATTTCACCCTCAAACAAAAAGTCTATTCAGCGCACCGTACTAGCTACGAATCTGCCAACGGAGACGGATCGTCGGTTGGCTTCGTCGTCAGGCACAGATGCGATTTGAGATGTTGCGTCAACCCTGATCACCTAGTGCGCGGCTTGCCGATCGACAATGTAGCGGACGCATGGCGCCGTGGACGAATGAGGCCAGCAATCGGCGAGAACTCTGGAAAATCAGTCCTAACCAGTGATTTGGTCAAGGAAATCCGAAGGATGGCAGGTGAAGGCACATCATTTGGAACTATCATCAAAGCCACTGGTGTCGCTAAAAATACTGCATGGGGCGCAATCACTGGCCGGACTTGGAAGCACCTTGACGGCATCGTTAGTGCTGATCGCATCGTCTACGATGACCCCGAATACCATCCCTACTTCGGCGAGTCTCACTACAAGAGCAGACTCACCAGCCAAGAAGTTTCCAGAATCAAAACCAGGCTTTCCCGCGGCGAGCGCGGCGTCGATCTGGCTTCCGAATATGGAGTTGCCAAGACGACTATCAGCGCCATCAAAACGGGACGCAATAGGAGGAACGGATGAACGAAGCAATCAAAGCTGGCGACATTACACAGGTCGCCATTATTGAGCGTTGGCAGTGGTATTTCGGAGCATTGGCGAATCCATCTGCAGTCGGCTCGGCATCGCTGCCGGTTCATCCCGGCGAATATCAGCTTGGTTACTACCGAGTTCGCCGCAAGGGTGGCGCGTGGGAGCCTGTCGGCATTTATCCGGACGCAGAAGGTCGCACGGTCGCCTATCGCGATAATAGGCCGGTTGATGACATCCCTGAACTTTTCACGTGGGCCTGCCGGCAGCCCGTGACACACAAAGCATATGTAGACGCCCTCGAAGGCAAGGGCTGGCCAGATGACGATGCTGTCGTTGCCGCACAGATCGCGCCGCCAGCGCCGACGATCGGTGACAATTCCGGCGAAGTAGACGAGTCCGAAAAACTCAAGGATCAGATCGACGCTGCAATCAAGGGCGTGGATGCCTATGCCCAGATCACCGACGACGAAACGGCGGCAAAGGCTCAGTCACTTCGCAACCGGCTCAATGAGCTATCCGGCGAG